ATGGACCGCATGCCTGGACCTGAACTGGACGAGCACTCGCTGCCTGAGCATCGGCGACGATGCCACACGAGCAGTGGCATGCGACGACACCGCGGCAGTCGATCGTTTCCGGCCAACCAGGGTCGTCCTCGGCGCCAGGACCGCCGACATGTGCCCCGTCGGATACCAACACCCCGTCCGCATGTTCACCATCTGCACCGAGATGCAGAAGTAGAGCCCCGGAGCGCGGCCCTGTGAATCATTTTTGGGTGTCGAGTATCTCCATGTTGTCGACGTTTTTTGCGCTTCGAACAGTAGTAGTGCTGGTGTTCTATGGCGGCGCTCTTGCTCGTCGGCCCTGGGCGACCTACGGAAATCTTGACGTCGCACTCAATCGTCTGTTTATGGACATCCCCAGATGGGCGAAAGTCCTTCTTGCGCTGGCAGTTCTGGGTGCACTGCTCTATGTGTCGTCGGTTCCAGAAAACAACTATTCGGAGTTATCGCGGGGCATCGCCCTCGGCGCCATGATCTTCCTGATAACCACAACGAAGTCCTCCCGGACGCTACGGTCAAATCCCGCGAAGAGGATTGCCGGGTTCCCCTTGCTGGAGATGATCGGAATCCAGGCTAGGGCGACCCACTGAAGGGATTGTCGTACGCAAAATGGCAATCGCGCAACGGCGTTGTTAGTGGGGCCTCTGCTGGCTTGGTGCGCTTAGACCGAGACCGAAGGTGGGATTGATCCGCCGAGGATTTCCCAATGCTCGGCAAGTAGCGGTTTGATCGGTGTCTCGAACGCTTCGAGCATGTCGCGTTGTGCGCGTTCGTAGTTCGCGTGTTGGGATTTGAGTACGTTCTGGTCCAGCTCGCGCATGCTGTCTTTCCAGCCGGGCCACACTCGCTCGAAGAGTTCCGCGTGGGGCACGTTGGTTGAGTCACGAACAAGCTCTTTGCGCACTATTGCCCGCATCGTGAGGAAATGGTCTAGCTCCACGAGGTGTTTTCCAGCGACGGCGATGCCGTCTCGGGTGCGCGCTCCGTAGCGCAATGCAATGTTGAGGAGCCCTGCGTCGAATAGCCGCTCTGCTGGCTTCCAGTCGAAGCGGGAGTAGTCGACGTTGAAGTCAGGGTTTTCTTTCACCAGGGTGTCGATCATGTATTCGCTTATCTCGCTCCAGAGAACCGTTGCGTCTGGCTTCACCAAGTAGTACACGGAGTTCCTTTCGTGTGAGATTCGGTGCGTACCGAAGGCCGGTGTTCGAAGTATTCAGCGCGCTGGTCTTCGATAGGTGCGAAATCGCTGGGTTCGTGTTTCATCACTCCCTGCCAGACTGCCGCGCGTGCCCGAATACACCCAGCTTGCCGTCGATGAACTGCGCACCTTCAAAGGCAACCCGCGCCGGGGGGATGTCAGCGAGATCGCTGTTTCGCTGACGAAGCACGGCCAGTACCGGCCCATCGTGGTCAACCGAGGCAGCCAGACCGGCCGCCGCAACGAGGTGCTGGCAGGGAATCACACGCTGATGGCTGCACGGTCTCTCGGCTGGAAGACGATCGACGTCGGCATGGTGGACGTCGACGAGGACACCGCCCGCTCGATCGTGGCGGCCGACAACCGGCTGGCCGACCTGGGCGAGTACGACACCTCCGACCTGTATCTGCTGCTGTCGTCGATCGAGGACTTGGGCGGAACGGGCTACGCGCTGGATGATCTGTTGGCGATGGAGCGGGATCTGTTCCCGCCAGAGACGCTGACCGATCCGGATGACGTTCCGCCGGCACCGCAGTCGCCTGTGTCGCGGCCGGGCCAGCTGTGGTCGTTGGGTGATCATCGGCTGCTGGTCGGGTCGGCTACCGATCTCGGCGGCGTGCGGACGTTGTGCGGCGATGTGCAGCCGGATTGTGTGTGGACAGCCCCGCCGTACGGCGTGGACTACGTGGGAAAGACGAAGGCGGCGTTGCGGATCCAGAATGATGTGACGGGTGGCCTTTTCGAGCTACTCAAGGCGGCGTTCGATGTGGTGGCTGCGGTGGCCCGGCCGGGCGCCCCGGTGTACGTGGCGCACGCGGACACCGAGCGCACAACGTTTGAGTCTGCGATGGACAGAGCTGGGTTGCAGGTGCGGCAGAACTTGGTGTGGGTGAAGAACACGATGGCGCTTGGCCGTTCGGACTACCAGTACCGGCACGAGCCCATCCTGTACGGATTCACGCCGGGGGGCGAAGGTCGGCTGGGGCGCGGCGGCGAGCGCTGGTTCGGCGACAACAAGTCCACCACGGTGTTCGAGGTGGACAAACCAGCCCGTAACGCTGAGCATCCGACGATGAAGCCTGTTGCGCTGATCGACGCGATGCTGGGGAACAGCCTGCCTCAGGGTGGCGTGGTGCTGGACCCGTTCTCGGGTTCGGGTAGCACGTTGATCGCAGCGCACGGTCGCCAGTCGCGTTGCTTCGGTGTGGAATTGGACCCGCGGTATGCCGATGTGATCCTGCGACGGTTCGAGGAACACACGGGCATCGTGCCGGCGCTCGACGGCGAGCCGGTGTCGTTCGCGAACGCTGCCTGACGTCATGTCCGCGGTGTTGAGCTTGGCGGCCGCCCGGAACATGCGGGCTGCGCGCTCCCGTCGGCGGCCGGCCAGCCCAGCCGAGCTGGCGCGGCGACTTGATGCGAAGTTCCGCGTGACACCAACGATCCGGCTGCTCTCTGATCTCGCAGTGCGATCGGTCAGAGAGGCTGACCAACGCGACGCGGTCAGCACACCGCCCCGCACGGGCAAGTCACGCCTGCTTGCCATTTGGACGTCGGTATGGGCACTGGGGGAGAACCCCGATCTCGAGATCGTGATCGTTTCCTACTCCGACGAGCTCGCGCAGACCCATTCGCGCGAGGTCCGCAAGATCATCAACGAGCACTCCGAATTCCTGGGATATCGGCTGGCGCGGGACAAGACCGCGGTGGGCCAGTGGCGCGTCGACGGCCACGAGGGCGGCCTGCTGGCCACGGGCATCAACTCCGGTGTCACTGGATTCGGCGCCGACATGATGATCATCGACGACCCCGTCAAGGACGCCGCGGAGGCCGATTCGAAGGCACACCGCAGGCGGGTGCTGAATGAGTTCCAGTCGACCCTCTCGACACGTGTGCATCCGGGCGGCTCGATCCTGCTAGTGATGACGCGCTGGCACGAGGAAGACTTGGCCGGCGCGCTATTGAAGCAGGAACCGGATCGGTGGCGGCGCACCAACATTCCAGCTGTGTCAGATCCGAAGATCCCCGACGCATTGAATCGTGCCCCAGGCATTGCGATGGTCTCCGCGCTGGGCTTCACGGCGGAGCATTTCGCGGCGACCCGACGCACCGTGGGCGAGCGGGTCTGGTTCGCGCTCTATAGCGGTGAGCCCACGACGCCGGCTGGCGGGCTAGTGAAGCAGAAGTGGATGGACGATTGGCGGCTGCCGCTCGCACCGTCGCGGCCGGTGTTCACCGTTGTCGCGGTGGACCCATCGGACAGCGGATCGGGCGACTCGTGCGGCCTGGTGGCAACGTCGCTCACCGCGCACAGCGTGGTGGCATTGATCGCGGACAAGTCGGCGCCGATGACCTCGGACCAGTGGGCGCGCGAATCAGTGCAGCTGGCCATCGATGTGGGCGCCAGCGAGATCGCGGTGGAGGGGTTCGCGGCACGCGAGACGTACACGCGGGTGGTCAAGGAAGCGATCACCCGCGCTGAAGAGAACGGCGCACTGAACCGGCCGATCACGGTGTCGTCGTGGCCGCCGAAGGGCCGACCGCGCGTAGGCGATGCGGTAGCGCGCTCGGCCGCGCTGCTGCAGGCATTGGAAGTCGGGACGTGCCGCCTAGCCGGGCATTTCCCCGAGTTCGAGGCAAAGGCGGTGGCATGGCAGGCTGGCCAGCATCAGCCGGACAACTTGGCGGCGTTGGTGATTGGACACGATGTCTGCGTGCACTCGGCCGGGTTGGAGTGGGACATCTCAGCGCCGCTGGTCGACGGCGCACTCGGCCCGACTGCTCGCACTGCTGGCCCCACTGGTTCGGTGGTGGACCTGACCGATTGGATGTCACGCAAGGTCGGGTGACGTCACCGTGCGGAGGTACTTTCCTGGCTATGGCCTCGGAAACCATCGATGGACGTTTGGCGGCTCTGCCGGATGCGGCGCTGGGCTTCGCGCTCGGTGTACGTGTGGGTAGTCCGCAGTCGGTTGCGAACGTGGGGCAGGTGTCGACGCTGATCGCAGAGCTGCAGCGCCGCGGTGTGTATGCGGACATGCTGGCGGTGCTCGATCCTGAGTTGGCGGCGCGGATCGAGTTGTTGGACAGCGCTGATCGCGGCCAGCGCTGGGCACGGACAGGCAGGCGATGATGGAGTTCGCGCGAGGCGGTCCGATTGCTGGGCCTGATCCGACACCGATCTACACCGAGACTATGCGGTGCTCCGCGAACTGGGGAGGGTATGTGATTCCAGCCGGTGCGGTTTCAGAGGCGGCGGTGCGGCTGATGGCCCGTCTCGATGAAACGGTGACTCAGATCACCGGCAACGTAACGGTTTAGGGTTTCGGCGCGTTCTGAATCGTGTGCCACTGGTCTGCCGGTTTACCGTGTCGTTTGTGTGGTCGATGAACTCGATTCCGGTGGGCGCGGTTTGACGACGCCGGAGCGGTGGGAACCCGATACACAGATGGTTGCGGCGGTGCTTTCATCCCCGAAATCGTTCCGCAAGATGACCGAAATGTGCGATCAGGACCGAGCCTGGCTCGTCGCTGGACTCACAGCCGCGGGTATGACGGCCCAAGACATCGCTGCTCGAACCGGCTGCAGCTTGCGCCTCATCCGCGCGATCCGCGCCGAGGACATGACGCAGGCGTTCGTGGTCGCGCAGCGAGAGGCGCGCGAGGTCANNNGCGACGAACTGCGTTTGGAGCGTATCGAACTCACGGCCACCCGACACGAGGCGGATCAGTCCAGGGCCGAAGCAGCGCGTCTGCGCACGCAGATAGATCAGCTTATCGATGCCCACCTGGCTGGCACGCTCACGTTGTTCCGTTGCGGGCACGCGCAAGTCAAGTACAACGTCTACGAGCATGGCGGCCGCAAGTTCTGCCGCGAATGCGCGCGACTACGCAAGCAGGAGCACCGCAAATCTAAGCGTCTAGCTGCGGTGTCCTAATTCTGTAGGACAGTTTCAGCGGGATCGGTTTCACCCCTTGGTCTTAGCGTCGGCGACCATGAACCTTGGTCTCGGACTCACCGTCCTGATCCTGATCATTTATGTGCTCGCTGTGATGCGACTCGTGCGGCTGATCAACTACGACACCATTCTGGATCCTGTGCGGCTGTGGATCGCTCACCGCGCGAACCTTGGGATGATCGCTGCCGATGAGGCGCGAACGGCCGGCCATCCAGTCACCGCGCAATCGCACACCCGCCGGATGGCGCGCTGGAACCTGCTGGCCGAATTCCTTGGATGCCCCTGGTGCGTGGGGTTTTGGCTGTCGCTGGCTGCCGCGGTGGCGCCGGTGCATCTCATCGGCTGGCCGTGGTGGGCTGTGTTCGGTGTGGCGTTGGCTTGTTCGTATGTCGTCGGGCTGGCCGCTCCACTGTCAGCTGATGAGATGGAAATTGTCTCCAGCGGCGACGACCACAACCAGTAACACCCTGCACAGTTACCGTCTGCGACGTGGCCGCCCAAGACCTGCGTGTTGTTCGACGCCGTAGAGGCGGCGCGTTGACTGCGTCGGCGCCGCGCGCCCTCACCGCGGCCAGTACCCCGGTGACCGATCCTGGGCAGATCTTCAAAGCCAGCATGGGGCGCCGGAACAACTGGCAGTCCGAGGCGTGGGAGCTGTACCGATCGGTCGGGGAACTGCGGTATTACGTTGGTTGGCGGGCTAACTCGTGCTCGCGCGTCCGATTCGTCGCCTCCGAGATCGACCCCGACACGGGGGAGCCGACTGGAGGCATCGCCGAGGATAACCGCGAGGGACAACGCGTCGTCGAGATCGTCCGCAAGATCGCAGGCGGCCGGTTGGGGCAGGCGCAGCTGATCAAACGCACTGCCGAAGTGTTGACCATTCCCGGCGAGTTGTGGATCGCGATCCTGATGCGCACCGAGGGAACCGGTGAGCACCAGAAGCTGGTGGCCAAGTGGTACGCCGTCACCCGCAGGGAAATCGAGCAGGGCCCGCGTAGCAACAGTGTGACGATCAAGCTGCCCGACGGCAGTAAGCACGTGTTCGATCACGGCAATGGCGATGGCATGTTCCGCGTGTGGAATCCTGACGCCGAGGACGCCTCGGAGCCGGATTCACCAGTGCGGGCATGTCTTGACCCTCTGCGTGAGATCGTCCGCACGACACGCAAGATCGCCAACGCGGACAACTCGCGACTGTTGAACAACGGCATCCTGCTGGTGCCTTCCGAGGCGAGTCTGCCCGACCAGCAGGCGCCCGTCTCGGCAGACAAGCCCGGAGGTACACCACAACCTCAGGCGGGCCGGAAGGTCGCCGCGACGCTGCAACAAGCGATTGTGCAGGTCTCCGAGACAGCCTCCAAGGACCCAAACAGTGCTGCGGCACTGGTGCCGATCGTGGTCGCCGCGCCGGGCGAGCACCTCGAGAAGGTCGCCCACATTGACTTCGGCAAGGAAGTCACCAAGGTGGCGATCGAAACCCGTACCGACGCCATCGCGCGCCTCGCAATGGGTTTGGACATGTCCCCGGAACGACTGCTCGGACTCAGCACGGGAAATCACTGGTCCGCATGGGCGATCGAAGACCAGGACGTGCACCTGCATATTGCCCCGGTTATGGAAACGATCTGCCACGCGATCGACGCCAGCGTGCTCCGCGGCATGCTCGAAGATGACGGCATCGACCCGGAGAAGTACACGCTTTGGTACGACGCCTCCGCCCTTACTTCCGATCCGGATCTGACCGACGAAGCTAAGGACGCCTTCGAGAAGGGCGCCATCACCGCGGAGACGTTGGTCCGAATTTACGGACTGCCAGACGATGCGATGTACGACTTCAACAGTCTGGATGGCTGGCAGCAGTGGGCGCAGGACAAGGTCAGCCAAGACCCGACGCTGTTGCGTGATCTGTTGCCGCTGCTCGACAAATCGGTGCAGGGCATCGAGTTCCCTGAGTCCGTTGCGGCGCTGCCGCCCAGCCAAAGTGACGGGGAGGGTGACGCGTCGGGTGCTGAGCAGCAGAAGGAACCGGACACCGAGGACGACGGCAGCGGTGTGCAGGCAAGCGCACGAGCCAATGTGGAGCTCGCGGTGGTGGATCTGATGGTGGGCCGCGCTCTCGAGTTGGCCGGCAAGCGCCGCGTCCGCACGAACGACCGTGAGCAGCACGCGCGGCTCAAGGGCATCCCGACGCACGAGTATCACCGGTTCATGGGGCCCGTCGACGAGCCGGAAGTGTCGCGGCTGATCAAAGGATGGGACAGCATCCTGAGCGATTCTGCGTTGTCCGGGTTGGGGATTGATCCGGAGCGCGTCCGGGACAGCGTGCGCAGGATCGCGCGCCAGCAGCTCACCCGCGAGGTCGTCGATGGGCAGGTGCTCTGATGGGAATCGCGTCAGCGATTGCGTTGGCAGGACTGGCGCACATGGTGGGGGATTACCTCATTCAGTCCGACTGGATGGCCCAGGAGAAGACAAAACGCTGGTGGCCCGCTATTGCGCACGCAGTGACCTATGGGTTGCCGTTCGTGTTCATCACGCAGTCGGTGCTTGCGCTAGTGGTGATCGTCGGTACGCACGCGGTGATCGACCGTTATCGGCTGGCGCGGCATGTGGTGTGGTTCAAGAATCAGTTGGCGCCGCGGGCGTTCCGGCCGACCCGCACCGCGACAGGGCACGGCGCTGCTCGCCCCGATTGGCTTGCGGTGTGGCTGCTCATTATCGCCGACAACGTGATTCACATGCTGATCAACGTCGCGTCGGTGGTGTGGCTCTGATGTGGCCTGAGCGTGGGGAGGCGCTGTCCCGGACGATCGAGGCCGAAGCGGCGATCAGCGACCTGTACGCGGAGACGTTGCGGCGCTGGGCACCCGAGGCGCGCGCTGCTGTGCTGCCCGCACTGACTGCGGCAGCTGCGTTACCCCCGGACCCTGACGCCGTCACGCAGACCCAAAGCATGTGGGACCAGCACTCCGAAGCCATTATCGTGACCGGCCTCGGCATCTTGTGGGCAGCATCGGTGTACGAAGCCACGATCGGCCTGGGCGGCGCGGTCGCCGACGTGGTCGTGCCCGACCTCGACACCGTGGTGCTGGCCATCGTGCTCGGCTCGCTGCTCATGTCCGGCAAGGAAATCGCCGCCGCCGTCGCCCATGTCGAAGCGAACCCGGCGCTCGCCGCTGCGCGCGATGACTTCCTGGCCAGCCGCCGCGACAATATCGCGGCTACACCGGCGATGGTGCGCGCCAAGATGGAAGCCGCGCTCGCCGAACCGACGCTGACCTTGTCAGTGACCCCCGAGGACCGACCGGAGGTGTTGCGCGCCAGGGCTACCGAAGTCCTGGAGCCGTCGTCAAACGAAATGCGTGACCTGGCCCGCCAGCAGGGATACCAGGCCGCCGATGTGCTCAACAACGCGGTTGTCGCCGCTGCGGCGCAGTCGGAAGAGTCCGCAGGGCTGGAGAAGACGTGGATCTGCACCCTGGACGGCAAGACCCGGCCGACGCACTGGGCCGCTGACGGGCAGCGAGTGCCGCTCAAGGGGCACTTCACCGTTGGCGGTGAGCAGCTGTTTGTCCCGGGCGATATGTCGGCTTCGCCCGCGGAGTGGAAGAACTGCCGGTGCCGCGTCGGCATTCTCGCGGCCGGCGAGGAGCTGCCCGACGAGGTTGATCGGCACACTGAGCGCCTCGACGGCCGGGATTCGGTGGCAGTCAACCGTGATGGGCGCACCCAGGCAGAGGAAATTGAGCGCCGAGACAAGGCGGGCAATGTGCGTGCCCGTGACACCGAGGACGGTATCGGGCGCGTGGCGTCCGGCGGCTGGACCGCACCGAGTGAACAGGAGTACGAAATGGCTGACGACACAGAGACCTACTTGACGTTTACCGACGCGCTATTCGCGGTGACCGGTACTCCGACGTCCGATGGTCGGATGCTCGCAGCCGACATCGAGCTCGCCTTCCGCGACACCCCTATGCCGCTTCAGTGGTGCGAGAAAATGGAAGGCGGCCACTACGGGTCCGTCACAGTCGGCGTCATCGAGGCGATCCGGTTCAAAGACGGCGAGATTCGTGCGGACGGCTACATGCTCAACAACGACAACGCCATCAAAGCGATCGACCTAGTGAGTCATGGTGTGTGCAATCCGTCCGTCGATCTGGGTGATGTCACGATGATCGCCACCTACCAAGACGGCACAGCGGTGACAGAGGAAAACTACGACCCTGACCGCGAGATATTCGCCACTACAACGGCTGCCGAAGTACTCGCCACCACCATCGTGGCCATCCCAGCCTTCGGGCAGACAAGGTTTGCCCTGAACGCCGAACGCGAGGCGCGCGACAAGGCACTGGTTGCGTCGATGGCCGCCAAATTCCAGCCACGCGTGTACGCCCCGGTCTTGTTCTCCGACCCCGGGCTCGCTGGACCCACTCCGCTGTCGATCGACCCCGAAACGGGGCGGATCTTCGGACATGTAGCCACCTTCAAAGAAAAGCATCGTTCCGTTGGCCTCGGACATATCTCGCCTCCGCGGTCGCACACCGGCTATGCGCATTTCCACTCCTCGCCACCGGTGCGCCTGTCCGATGGCACTGAACTATCGGTGGGTCGGCTGACCGTGGGCATCGGACACGCACCGGTGTCTGGAGTGAGCAACGCCGAAGCTCAGGCGCACTACGACAACGCCGAGGCATGCTTTGCGCTCGTACGAGCAGGAGAAGACGCCCACGGAATTTGGGTGTCGGGTGTGGCAGCTCCGTGGGCGACGCCGGACAAGATCGAGATGGGCTTGGCTGCGCCATTGTCCGGTGACTGGCGCCCATACGGCGGAAACCTCGAACTCGTTGCCGTGCTGGCAGTCAACACACCAGGATTCCTGTGCCGCAGAACAACCGACGCACAAGGCAACCCGTTGTCGTTGGTGGCTTCCATGTCGCCGCGCCCAGGAGTACCCGGCACTACAGTGTTGTCTCGCGATGACATCAAGGCAGCCGTCACCGAAGCCTTGGCCGAATCAGCCCATGCTGCCAAGAGGGCAGCGCTGCTCACGCGTGCGACATTGGCCGTTGGGGATCCGCCGCCGGAGCCATCGCCAGCCGAGCGGATGAGCCAACTGCTGGAGCGTGCCTGATGGGGTGCGGATGCCGCAGGGGCACACGCGCCGGTTCGGTCATGTCTTCCGGTGCGACGGTGCAGAGTTTCGAATACACCGCGCCAGATAAGACGGTCACTTCGTTCCTGACGCTCATCGAGGCCAAGAAGGAACAACGCCGAAATGGTGGCGGCACCATCAAGCTCATCACCAGCTGAGTTTCTTAAAGGCTGTTAACTGCAGAGTGATTCCCGCAGGTCTTTGACCTGCGGGTTTCTCTTTTGGCGGCTGCTATTCGAAAAGCGTGTGCACGCACCGTCTCTACGTTCTGCGGCCAAGAGAGTTCCTGTCATGCGCTATGTGCCGGGGAGCGATCGAACAGACCGAGAGTTTCACTCTGAGAACAGGAGCACGCAGTGAAGTTCGACAAGCTGCCCGATCCGCTGCCCGCCACCGTCGCCGAGCTCAACGAGCTGGCTGACACAGTGACAGCGGAGATCCGGGTATTCCAGGCCCGCGCCGCCGCCAGCGACGAGTTCAGCGCTGAGGAGACTGAGCGTTTCGAGTACTTGCTCGACAGCCGCGACAAGGTTGTGACTGAGCGCGATTCGATCGCCGCCGCCGATCAGGCACAGACCGAGAACCTCAACGCCCTACTCGACCGCGCGAATGCCGCGACCGAGAAGCCCGAGCCAGCGGCCGACACTGTGACAGACAGCGAGGCAGCCCCCGCAGACGGTGACGGTGGTGCTGCAGCGGAAATGGTGGCAGAGGCCGAAGCCGCCACCGCGGCAGCTGCCGAGGAATCGGAAACCGTCACCGCTGCCGCAGGTTCGGGCCGTCAGGTCGAGTTCGCAGGCGCAGTTCGCAACAGTGAGATCCCTTCCGGTACCCCCGGCGATGAGACGCCCAAGGGCTGGGACATGCTGCAGTCCGCACCGAAATACGCCGAGTTCGGCACCGAGAAGGTCGGTTTCGCCGATATTGCTCAGTCGATCGCCTCTGTAAGTGCAGGGTCCGTCTCGGGCCGTCAGCGCACCGGCACGAGCCCTGACGGCAACTACGCGACCCAGGCGATCGCCCGCCTGACGCGGCCGGCTCCGGAGATTCCGGCGCCTGCCAATGAGCATGAGGCGCTCGCGGTTCTGGATGCCATCGGCCGCGACATCCCGGGTCACGGCCCAGTGAACGCGAAGGGCCTGGTCGCTGCTGGTGGTTGGTGCGCCCCGTCGCAGCAGGTCTACACCTTCTGCGGTGTGCCCGAGGCGTCGAATCTGCTGTCGCTGCCGGACTTCCCGTTCGACTTCTCTCGCGGAGGTGTCCGCGTCCCGATCAGCCCCGATGTGTCGGCGCTACTGGACAACCTGTGGCACTTCACCGAAGCCGAACTCGAAGCTGTCAATGCCCAGGGCGATCCGACCGCGGTCAAGAAGCTCATCGAGTTGCCGTGCCCGGACGAGTTCCTCGAGTGGCGCCTGGAGGCGATCGGTTGGGCGGCCAAGGCCGGCATCTTGATGCGCCAAGCCTGGCCCGAGGCGATCGAGAACGCATTGCAGCAGATCCAGGTCGCCCACCAGCACCGCGTCTCGCAGATCTCCATCGGCAAGATGGTGGCTGGATCGGGCACTCCGATCGCGGTTCCTGCCGGGTCGGTGCTGGGAGCAACTAGTGGCGTTCTCAACGGTCTGGCGCTGCAGGCGTCGAACCTTCGGTACAACAAGGGGCTCGCGGACAACGCCACCATCGAAGGCGTTGCGCCGGTGTGGTTCCGTGAGGTGCTGCGCGGGGACCTTGCGCTGCGTGAGGGCAAGGAATTCCTGGCCGTCACCAACGCCGAGATCGACAACTGGTTGGCGGTCCGCGACATCTACCTGCAGTACGTGGTGGATTGGCAGACCCGCGGCGCGGGCCAGCCCGGCAACATGGCCACCGTGGTGTACCCGGCCACGGTCGACGTGATGCTGTACCCCGCCGGCACCTGGTTCCGCACGCTGAACAACGTCATCACCTTGGGTGTGCAGTACCCGCTGCAGCAGTTGCAGCTCAACCAGTACACCCACGTGTTCACCGAGGACTCGCTGCAGGTGGGCAAGCGTTGCGATCAGTCGATCATTGTGCGGCTGCCGATCTGCGTGTCCGGTGCTATCGGCGCTCGTCAGACCGTGGCGTGCAACACGCCGCCTGTTACCCCGTAGCGGAGCCCGGCGAATCGCATTGGACGAGGCGGGCGGCGTGAGCAACCGAGGCATTCACGTCCGCCCGCCTTCCCCGGCAGAGAGGAATCGCGCCACATGACCGCAGCACTATCCCCGGTGCAGTTTGACGCACCGTTGGTCAACCCGGCACCCAACGGGCTCATCGCCGCCACCCAATGGGTTGACGAGAGCGGACCGTTGCGCTGGCTGCCGTCCGGCGTGCAATTTCGGGTATTCAACTACGGCGGCGGTACCCAGTTCGGCGTCTGGAGCGCACCATGGAACGCCACCGAGTCGCAGCTCAAACCCGCTGACGTCAAAAAGGGTGAGCGTCCTGCCTTCCCAGATGCGTTCATTGCGCAGACCACGTACGCATCGGACGACTGCAGTCTGCTCAAGCGGAGCCGCGATGAGATCCGGGTCCGGGCACAGCAAGTACACCGCGTGCTGGAGCCTATCCAGACAGAGAAGACGCTCGCGGCCCGCATGCTGCTCGATGCCGGGACGCCCGCGGCTAAGACGGGAATCGTGGCAGCTATCGGCGCCATCGAGGCGCTGATCGCGGACACCGGCACCGTCGGGGTCATTCACGCGTCGGCGGAGTTGGCCGCCCCTGCCGCACAGGCGAATCTGATCCGCTACAACAACGGCCGGCTGGTTTCACCGCTGGGTAACACCTGGGTGTTCGGCGGCGGCTACGTCTCGGCGCTGGGCTCCAAGCTGATCGCCACCAGCCCCACCTACGGATGGCGCGGACCAGTGGAGCTGCGCAATGCGCCGAGCCTGCAGCACAACGAATTCAAGGCCATCGCCGAGCGGTCGCTGGTCGTCGGATATGAGGCGCTGATCGGCGCCGTGAACATCACGTAGAAGGGTTGGATGTCATGCCTGCTGGTGTGGAAGTTGTGGTCAAGGAAGGCTTCGCCACCATCGATTTCGTCGACGGGACGCTGCGCGGCCCCGGATTGGCTAAACTGCTGGAAGTCGGCACACCGCCCGAGGCCATCGAGAAACTGACCCGCGAGGGTCCGCGCGCTGTCTACGTAGTGCCGGAAGGCAATGCCCGCGAGGCCGGCCTGCTCGACGAAGTGGACGCCGATGACTCCAACGATGGCCAACCGCCAGCAGCAATGACCGACGAGACCACGGGCGACGACGGCTCGGGCGCGACCTTACCGCTCGCTGAACCGGTTTTGACCGACGCCGAAGGTACAGCCATCGGCGAACCCACCCAGGAGCCGCTTCCTACAGGTGATTTCGCGCCGAAGGCTTGGCCAGAGGGCGATCCTGAGTTGGACTGGAAGCGGCCGCAGCTCGATGCCTACGCCGCGTCCAAGGGTCTGGACACCAAGGAGCTGCCCAACAAGGAAGCAGTGTTCGCGGCCATCGCTAAGCACGCTTCAGAGGCGATGAACTCGTGAGCGATCTGTTTACCCGGGAGTTCTGGAAGGACGCGGTGGAGCGCACCGTTAGTTCTGCGGCACAAGGGTTCCTTGTAGGTGGCGGTCTCGGTGTTGGTGCCGAAGCTACGCAATCTGTTGACGCCCGGTACTTTCCGTGGCTGGCCGCTGCCAGCGTCGCGGGCGGTATGGCAGCGGCGAGCTTCGCCAAGTGCCTGGCCGCCGTGCATGTCGGCGAGCGTGGGACCGCCTCACTACATCCGCGAAGGCCGTTCCAGTGAGCCCAGACCAGATCCAGGCCATTGGCGGGGTCATCGTCGCCATCCTGACCGCCTGGCAGGGGCTGACCACGCGACGCGTCCGGAATCTCGAAACCCATGTGAAGGCCGTCGAAACCGAACGAGACAAGCTCAGATCCAAACTGCGCGTTGCTGTCCGTTATATCCGTGAGTGGATGGAGTGGGCGCGCCAACACGCGCCCGGCAAGCCAACTCCGGCGGTCCCGGCCGAGTTACGCGAAGAGATCTGATGCACCCCGCCCTTTTACTGTTCGCCGCAGCCTCGGAAAACGTAATGGACCGGCGCGAAGCGCCTGATAGCAGGAGGAAGCCAGCACATGGCATTCGCAGTCGTTAAGGGCTATGCGCTCCGCGTAACCAAAGTGGATTCGTGCGGTCTGCCCATCCAGGGCAACGCCAACTGCATCGTCACCGAGGGATTCATTCGGGTCAATCTGGACCCGAATATGAAGGAAGCCAACGAGATCACCCAAGAGAACGCCTCGGGCAAGGAGTGCATCAGTGATCGCACCCCGGCCGAACGCCGTTGGTGGAATACCGAACTGCAGCTGTGCGGCGTTGACCCGGACCTGTGGTCGCTGATCCTCGGCTGGGCGCGGGTGCTCGACCATGAGGGCAACCCGATCGGCGTGATCGATAGCAAGTCCGTCGATGACAAGTCGGGCGTCATGTTCGAGATCTGGACTGGTGGCCAGGGCGACGACGACTGCCCCGAGCCGCTGGATGACTCGATCTTTTCCGCGGCGGCATCCGGACGCCAGTACGGCTATCTCGCTTTTGCGGGCAATGAGTTCGTTTCGGGCGCAATTCCTGTTGGCGCCGAGGCGTCGAACTTCACCTTGACGGGTCGCACGATCGCGCCCAAGCGGTGGGGACGGGGCCCGTACAACGTGGCAGCCATCGACCCCGCCGGCACACCGGGGCGTCTGCTGGTTCCCATGTACAGCAAGCCCTCGGACAACCACCTGATCTTGTTCCGGACCACGGTGTCGCCGCCGGAGCCCACCGAGGGTGCGTGCGAGCTGGCGGTGCAGTCGATCTTTACCGGTCCGGGTAAGGCGTACTTCGGTGTGGACGCCGCTGATGTGGCTCCGCCGCAGCCGATCTGCAAGGCCAAGACGTACACCGTCGCGGTTACCGGCACCGGGAACTGGAAGGCCAAGGTCGGCACTGAGCCGACCGCCGACATCGCGGCCACCGCGCTGCCCGCGGCGGTGCAGTCGGCGATCGAGGCGTTGCCCAACGTCGAGGTGGGCCAGGTCCAGGTGTCCGGTACGGCGGGCAGCTACACCGTGAAGCTCGACCCGGCTCTGGGGGCGCTTAGCGCCGACAGCACGGGCCTGACTGGTGGTGCTGCCATCGTCACACCGGTATAGGGGAGCAGGCGAGCGGAACGCCCGGGGTGTCACGGCCCCTGGGCGTTTCGTCATGTGTCAGCACCCCTGACTCTTACCGTGTGCCCTATGTCCTGCGATTGGCCGATCGACCGGAGCTGTCTGCCGCCGCTGCCCGAACTCGGCACCAGCCCGACCGCGGAGGAACAAGCGGCTCACAACCTGGAACTGATTCGGCGGAGCAACGCCGAAGATATTGCCGTGCACGTGCTGTGGGCGCTGTCCGGCCGCCAGTTCGGCGCCTGCGCGACCACAGCGCGGCCCTGCCGTTCGTACGGGCAGGGATTCGGGTACAGCTCGACCGTTCTGACACTCGATGCCGGCCAATGGGTGAGCTGGCCGTGTGGCTGTATCGGGGGCTGTTCGGTCACGGGCCCGCGGGTGGTGCATCTGCCGGGCCCGGTCGCGTCGATCACTGAAGTGAGGATCGACGGCGCGGTCCTTGATGATTCCGGGTACCAGTTGGAGGGAAACGCCCTGTACCGCAAGAACGGTGCATGGCCTAGCCAAGATCTCGGCAGGCCGCTCGGGGAGCCCGGAACCTGGTCGGTGACCTACGCACGCGGCAACCCCGTACCAGCTGGCGTCGACAAACTGGTAGGCCAACTGGCCCGCGAATTTGTTGCCGCCTGCGACGACGAAGACACATGCCGCCTGCCGCGCACCGTGGTGGCCACCACCCGCCGCGGCGTGAGCCACGAATTCGATCCGACGAAGATCCTCGCCGCCGGCAAGACGGGGCTAAGCGAGGTGGACCTGTGGCTGTCCGCGGTCAATCCGCATCGACTCCAGCAGGCACCGGAGGTGCTGTGAATCCCCACGATCCAGCCTCCGACATCGTCAACGAGTTCATCAACGCGATGAAAAAGGCGTTCAACCCGGCAGATTCGGTCCAACCGCCGCTTGGTGGCGGTTCCAAGGATGTGCGGTTCTTCGCCGGCGACGGTCCGCTGCCGCTGTCCGTTTGGGATCCCGAGCACGGTCCGGCGGCGGGATGCAAAGAGCCGCTGCTCTGGGTTCGGGTAGATCGCCGATACCGCAGCCGGCGCGGTGATTTTCCTGCTGCCTACGTTGCCGCCCGGGGTTGCAAGACTGCTGATGTGGTGCGGGCCCTGGCGGTCGAGATCGGTATCGCACGGTGCGCGGACATGTCAGCCAAACCGAAGTGGCCGGTGCTCGAATCGGAGGCCGAGGTCAGCCTGGATGACTCGTTCCGGATCGAAACGGCGTTGTGTCTGGCGGCCACCGCGCTGACGAAGCCTGATCGTGCAGTAGCCACCGATACCATCGCGCCGCAAGGGCCCGAGGGCGGGCTGATCGCGTGGACCGGTATGGCCTACGTGTCGCTATGAGAGAGGGTGCGCTGTGGGGCATTACGTCACGATCGAGGGAAGCCTGACACCGACCACGGTTCTGGGGCGGGGCGTGCGCAAGACAGTGGCCGTCACCGACGAGGTCCGCAAGCTGGTGCAGATCGGTGGCGCCGTCGTGGTGGACGGCAGCCTCGAGGAACCTGCTGCCCCCGGAGACGAGGTCAGCAGCGAAAGTGCCTCGCAAGCCGAATCAGCGGAGGAGACCGAGCCGGATTCCGCTTCCGACAGCCCGCACACCGAGGCCGACACGGAGACCTCGGCCAGGCGTGTCCGCGGCGCGCGCCGGTCTCCGACCGTCGATCCGGACACACCGCAGACGCAGCCTGATGGCGCGAGTTAGAGGGCGCTTCGAGCTTCACGAACGGGAGCTCAACGACCAGACCCGGTCTTTCGGCCGGCGCCGGATGGCGTCCTTGCAGCGCCGTATCGCCAACCAGGCACGCGTCGATGCCCCCGTTCGCACCGGCAACCTCGGCCGCCAGGTCAATGAGGGACACATCGGTTTCACCGGCCCCCGAACGGTTTCCGGCAGCGTCGGCAACAATGCCCGCTACGCGGTATACGTTCACGAGGGCTCGCGGCCTCACCTTATCCGGCCACGCAACGCCAAAGCGCTGCGGTTCCAGATAGGCGGGCGCACGGTGTTCGCAAAGCTGGTGCACCACCCGGGAACGAAGGCGCGACCATTCCTGCGCAACGCCGGAATGCGAGTGGCATCGCGGGAACGCTGACCAACTATTCACTGCCAGTGAATAGTTCGGCTGCACCCCTGCTCGGCACGCTACGCGCCATGACCACACCCGCCTCGGAGCCCATCCAGCCGCCCGCCCCTGCACCGGCCGAACCGGCAGCGGCCAGCGCCATCGAACAAGATGCCATCGCACCCAATACGCAGGTAGTCACTGAACCAGCTGCCCACGGTGATGTGCTGCCAGCGGTCCGGGCCAGTACCGAGGTAGCCAAGCCCAGCGGATGGGCTCACGAGTTCCTGGAGTTTGGTGGCGACACACTCGAAATCCGGGTTCCCACACCACAGGCAATGTCGGCGCTATCGCTGGGAATGGGCAAGTACGTTCCGGCGAAGATGAAGAACGAGATCAGCGGCCTGTTCATCGCACGGCATCTGTCGGAAGACACCTACGAGCACGTCTACTCGCGGTTGATGAACCCGGACGACACCGGATACAACGCCAACACCATCGGGGAGCTGATCGGCGCGCTGCTCAACGAAGGTGTCACGCAATTCGAAAAGGTATCGAAGGCATCGGAAGCGGTGAACAGCGAGGCCGAGAAGTAGCACCCCACCTCGCTAGCTTGAGCCGGTGACCACGCCCGTCGGCTCGATTCGCCTTGATCTGTCGATCGACGGTTCGAACCTTGACGACGAGATCACTGCTGCTGTGCAAAAGCACATGGGGCCCGCCATGGCGAGGCTTCAAGCGCAGCTTGATCGAATCGAGCGTGAATATGTCGCTGCCGCGCGTGCGGCTGAAAAGTCCTCCGCCAAGCAGATAGCTGCAGCCAGGGCCGTTGCCGAAGCGGTCGAGGACATCGGTGACGAGCACACCAAGTCGGCAGCCAAAGCGCGCGCTGGCGAGAGCGTTTCGACACGGTCGATCAACGCGACCACCCGGGCCATCCAGAAGCAGACAGCAGCGTGGGAAGCGAACACGGCGGCGCGGATCGCTGCGGCAGCTGCACCGACCCCGGCCGGACCACCTCCAGGCGGCGGCGGTGGCCGCGGTGGTGGGGGCGGCGGCTTTGTCGGCGGTGTCAGATGGCATGGCGGCAGGGGAGGTTTCCTTTCCAGCCCCGTGGGATTGAATGCGATTTCTCTTGGTGTGGGCAGCCTTCCGGCCGCGACCACGGCCGTCGTCAACCTCACCGGGGCGCTCCAGCAGCTCGTCCAGGTCGGATTCATCGTACCGGGCGTCATCGGCGGCATGGTCTCGTCGATCGGCACCGCGGTGTTGGGGTTCCACGGCCTGTCCGACGCGGTGAAGGCATCGTGGGAGGCCGCGAAGTCGGGCGACCCGAAGGACATCAAGAAGGCTGCCGAGGCAATGCAGGGCCTTGCCCCGGCGGTCCAGGGCGTCGTCAAGGCCATAGTTTCCGCGCGCCCTCAGCTGGAGCATCTGCAGCGCGACATCGTGGCGCAGAACATGTTCGAAGGCGTCGATCAGAGCATCACCGAACTGACCGACAAATCGATGCCCACCTTGGAGAAGGGCCTCGGCGGAATCTCGAAGGCATGGAACGCCACGTTCAAGGAACTGAGCCGCGTCGGCGGTCTGAACTCCTCGCAGTCAATCTTGGACAAGCTGTTCGGCAACACCGCCGACGCGCAGAACCGCGCCAACGCGGCGATCGAACCGCTGATCCACGGTTTCGGCACACTGACCGCCGAGGGCAGCGACTTCCTGCCGCGTATCGCCGACGGGTTGACCGCTGTCACAAAGCGATTCGACAACTGGATCACCCGGTCAGTGGAGAACGGCAACCTCGACAAATGGATCACCGAAGGCATCGAGGGTGCCGACCATCTGGGCAACACGCTGCTGAATATCGGCAAGATAATCGCCTCGATCACCAAAGCCGCTGGCGGCGACGGCGGTCTGTTGTCCGCGCTGGACGGCGGGTCCGGCGCTCTGGCCGACTTCCTGGCATCGGACCAGGGCCAAGAGAAGCTGATCAAGTTCTTCACCGAGGGACGCGAGCAGATCAAGCAGTGGATGCCGATCCTGGGCAACGTCGCCTCCCTCCTGGGCGATGTTTACGACGGCATGAAGCAGTGGACCGCGGTACTGCTGCCGATCCTCAAAATGGTTACCGACCTTCTCAACTCGATGCCAGGCGGCATCTCCGGTGTCGTCACAGCATTCCTGGCGTGGAGAACGATCTCCGGCATTACCTCGGTTCTGACCGGGATAAACAGCATCGGGTCGGCCCTGGACGGTTTACCTGGGAAGGCAGGGACAGCGGCAGGGGGAATCAACAAGGCGCTGGCAGGTCTGGGCATCGGCGCGGCGGCATTCCAGATCGGCGGCGGCTTGATCAACTCGGATTCGGGGTTGGCGCAGGCCGGAGGGTTCGCCGCCAACATCGGTGGCGGTGCCCTCGCCGGTGGCCTGATGGGCGGTCCGTGGGGTGCTGCGCTCGGCGCCATGATTGGTGCCGGTGTGTCGTTGTTCGAGCTCTCTCGCAAGCGCCTGGAAGAAGGCAAAGCCGAGTGGGACAAGTCGTGGCAGGAACACCATGACAACCCACCGCCGCCGGTTATCTCCCCCAGTGGCATCGACCTCAAGACGATGCTTCCGGTCGACCGTGGACCGTCGCTGTCGCAAGGCATGCTCGCGCAGATTCAGGCGGGCAAACTTCCTGGGTACAGCATCGGCCCAAACGGCACGGTGATCGGTCCCGACGGTCAACCACTGCCCGGCCTGAACCTGGGCGGCGTGACGCCGTACACCCCCTCCTTCCCGCTACCAACGCTCCCGCCCCCTGCTCCACCTCCACAGAAACAACCGACCACGTTCCTGCCGATACCCGGCGCGACCGGGCAAAACGTCCCCGCCCCGCAAGGAACTAACCTCGGTCAGTTGATCGGCGCCGGCGCGTTGCCCGAGGTACAGGCCAACGTCCAGAAGTTGGCATCGGACATCCAGGCACTGCCCGAAGGTGAAGTCAAGATCAAAGACCCGTCGCCCGAGGTGATGAAAAACCTTGAGTCCCTGGATGTCCAGATCACCAAGGTCTCGGAGAACGAGATCCAGGTCAAGGCCAACACCAGTGCGGCACAAGCCCAGGTCGAAGCGTTCATCCTCAAGTACAAGCAGCAGACGATCACCATGATGATCCAGGCGCAGGGAATGACTCCCGCGGTGCCGCCTGGCCGCGCCGACGGCGGCGTGCTGCCCGGTTGGTCTCCCGGTGTCGACAACATGCTGGTACCGATGTCCGGCGGCGAGGGCGTGCTCATCCCCGAGGCTGTGCGCGGCCTGGGCGGTGCGTCAGCGATCTACGCCATCAATAGCCGGTTCCGTAGCGGCCTATCCCGCCGGGGATACGCCGACGGCGGCGTGGTCGGTGCGGTGGCAGGTATTCCTGGCGTCGATGACAACACCGAACTCGGAGTGCTGCGACAAATCCGGGACCTGTTGGCCGGCAAGGGCGGAGGCCCGCTGCCCGCGACCTCCGATGCCATCAAGTCCATCGCCTCCGACGGCGTCGCATCGGCCACCGGCAATTCGCCGGCACGGATGGGGCCATTCGGCACACCGATCAAGGCGCGCAATCCCGGCTACGAGGCCGCCGCGGCGGCGATTCAAGCCCTGGGAGGCGACCCGGCGAAGTGGATTGGCGAAGACCCGAGCACCTACATGCCCCGCGGTATCGGCGGAATCGGTGGTGTGGGTGCCGGCGGATACGCGCAGTACGCGGCGCTGCTGTCAAAGTTCGCCAAGAGCGGCAACCTGACAGCCGAACTCGTCGGTGCTGGTCTGGACGCCAATGACCCGGTCATCCGGGCGATCACCACCGCGCGGAACAAGAAACGGGGCGCCCTTGGAGACGACGCTATCGCCGCCCTGGTCGAGCAGATCATCGGCGGCGGCGGATACACCGGCTCCCTGAACTCGAGCAACAGCGCGCTGATCAGCTCGTTGCAGACGTTCCGGGACAAGCTCGGCAGGGGAGCGGCTCCCAGCGGCACCGCAACCGCGGCGCTCCCGGCAGGCGGCGGCCCGAAGGGCTCCAAGGCAGGGCTGCAACCAGGCGCAAACCAGCTGTGGGACTTCATCGCTGCCAACTTCCCCGAGGTCCGCGAGATAGGGGGAGTGCGCCAGGACGCTATCTCTGATCACCCGAGCGGTCGCGCCTTGGACATCATGGTCGGCCAAAACAAGGAACTGGGCGACCGTATCAACGCGGCGTTGCGCGCCAACTACATTGCGCTGGGCCTGGACTCGACTATCTGGCGCGACAAGTGGGAAGACTTCAACGGCAACAGCTCCACCGTCGCCGGACACCAGGACCACATCCACGCCAAGGTCGCCGCCGGCGCGACGGGCATGCCCGGATTGCAGATGCCAGGCGGTGCCCCCAGCCTGGCCGGCATGGGCAGCGGCGTGGTCCCGGTCTACGTGACCAACTTCGACGGCCAAATGCGCGGCATGGGTGACCAAATGCTTGGTGCGCTGTCACAGTCGGGTGGACTTGCCGCGTCAAACGTCGCAGGCGACGTCATGAGCGCAGTGGCCGGGCTCGGCCAGGAGCCCTGGAACACGAAGAACGCCACCTACACCGAGCTCAATCAGCTCGTCAAGGAACGCAACCCGCTGGCACTTGCCAAGGCCATGGGCCTGAATGTCGAGGACTTCACCCGCGCCGGCGGCGACGCAGGAGAACTCACCACCAACGACGGCAAGGCCTTCGACGCCAGCGGACGCATGTTCTCCGACACGGGCGCCTTGCTTGACCGGACATTCACCAGCGTCAACGCCCAACTCAACGCCATGCGTGAACAGCTCGTCGATGTCATCGAGCAGACCAACGCCAAACTCAACGAGGAAGCGCTGGAGCCGGTTGTCAAGGCGGGTGTGCAATCGGCTCTGGAGAGCTTGAAGGACAGCGTGAGTGGGCAGATCGGTACCGCGCTGGGGCAGGCGGCTGCACCACCGATCGCCGATGCGGTCCGCAGCGCGATCCCAGCCGACGGCGGCGGTGGGGGCGCTGCAGCAGGCATCGGCGGCAACATCGCCGGCGCACTCTTCGCCACCGGCGGCCCAGTGTATGGCGGCATCCCGGGCAAGGATTCCGTTCCGGCGTTGCTCATGCCGAACGAACACGTGCTCACCACCGACGACGTAGCCCGCATGGGTGGCCACGCTGGTGTCTACGCGTTCCGGGCCGCCCTTGCCCGCCACGGTGGTGTGCGCGGGTTCGCCACCGGCGGCGGAGTCAATGTCAACGACACGGTGGGCGCGGAATTCTTTGGCGTATCGCAGATCCCGATCCTGGGCGCCATCGTCAACCTGCTGGTTCGTGTGCTGCTGCGGGTGCTGGGTGTCGAGATCGAAGCCCGAGACACCCTCAATGAGATGACCGACGAGTTCCGCCAGTTCCGCGGCGACTTCGAAGCATTCGATGCCAGCGGACGCCTGATGAACGACACCTCCGCGCTCGTCGACCGCTCATCCACCAGCGAGGAAGAAGCAGCACAGGAACGCATCCGGATCCTCAAGATCGTGATCGAGGCGCTGATCAAGTACATCATCGAGAAGGTCATCGTGCCGATCGCGAAAGCCGTTGCCAACGCCGCGATCCAAGCGGGAGCATCGGCGGCCGGCGCCGCGGTCAACACCCAAGCACCCGGCGCGGGCGGCATTGTGTCTGCTCTCATCAGCTCGGGCGGGCAGGCGGGCGTGGACATCATCGCCGAGATCGGCAGCCAGCTGGCCGTCGAGGCGGCCGGGGTGATCATCGACATGCTGGGCGAAGGGCTGCAAAGCTACTTCCCGGACATCGTCAACGCCATCTTCGGTGGCGGGCTGCTGGAGAACCTGATCGCCGCACCGATCACCGCGGCGCTCGAAATTCCGCTGGCCATCATCGGTGCACTCAGCGGCGGCTTGACAGGCCTGTTCGCGCCGCTGCTGGCCATCCTGGGTGGCGGATCATTCGATCAGGGCGGCCTCGCACGCGGTGTCGGCATGATGCCCAAGGCCACGATCCGGCCAGAGCGCGTCCTATCGCCGCAACAGACCATCCTCTTCGAGCGCATGATCGCCGCGCTGGAACGCAACCCTGGCGGTGCCAGCGGCAACCCCACGTACGTGACCGCGCAAATCAACGTCGATGGCGGCCCACGAGCGGGCGAGAATGTCCGCGCCGGATTGTTGGAGCTGATGAGCTGATGGCCTACCGCGGATACTTCACCCTCAACGGCGTGGAGATCGCCAACAGCTCCCGGGTGATCGCACACCTGGGCCAGGATGTGCCAACCAGCGACATCGGCGTCTTTGGCGACGACCCGAACACCGACTGCGCGCTTATCGAATCCACCGAATTTCCGGGGTTCTACGAAATCCCCGACAGCTCCACCGAAGTGAGCCCCGGCCTGCTCACGCCGCCCAACGGTGCCCGCCGGCTGGGGCCCGGTCTGTTTGAGATCAACGGCACGTGCTGGGGTCCGATCGCGTTCTGCGGGTCATGCTCCACAATCGTCACCTACGACGATTCGTGGCCAGGTCTTCGGGAATTCCTGGGCGACAACATCTATCGCCCCGAGCTGGCACCGTGGTACAGCACTGAACTGCCCGAATCCACAGAGTTCGGTGGCGTATGGGTGATGAAAATCGACGGCCTGGGAGCAACACCGGTAGAACGGCCCATCACCCAGATGACCGGCTCAGGGGCCGCGGCCGGCCCGCACCGGGACCTGCCACGCACCCTCACATTCGAGGCGCTGATGATCGCCTGCACTCACGCTGGCGTCGAGTTCGGCATGGACTGGTTGTCCTGCATCCTGCGGGACACCATCGACGACAACACCAGCGTTCTGCGTTATCTTGCTGCCAGCCCAGCGCATTCGGGCGTCGATCCGGCATCGTTGCTACGCGAGGTGCATGGCGTTGTCTTGACCAAAGAGCCGCGGATCATCACCGAATACAACACCCAGGCCGGCCAGCACCACCAAGCCAACCTCTACCGGATCAGCTGGGAAATGACGGTGCTCTCGCCCTACGCCTACCTGCCGCAGGTAAGGGTGCCGGTCGACTGGGACGAGATCACACGGCAACCGGTCAACTGGGTTCACGCTGCCGACTGCGAAAAGCCCTCCACCTGTTCGGACATGCCGGTGCTGTTCTCCGCCGACTGCGTGCCCGAGGAGATCACGATCCTGGACACTCCGCCGCCGGTGTGCGGCGGGTGCCTGCCGGTCGGCGAGATCGACAAGTACAGCTTCCGTATCCCCACCATGGATTACGCGTTCCGCTGCCGGGACACCGCGGTCAGCATCGCGATCCGTAACCTCGGCGAGACACCGCTGACGCTGCAAGCGTTTCTGCGGGTGTGCGGCACTGATGTGCGCTGCGAAGACAACCGATTCCCGCTGCAGGTATCGGGTCTGCCGCCACTGACAGAGCTAGTGCTCGACGGCATCTCGGGGCGCTACTGGGCCATCTATGACGACCGCAAGCACCGCGCCGTCGGGATCGTCGGCACCCCCAACGGCGCTCCCTGGCGGCCACCACGTATCGACCGCGAAACATGCTGGGATTTCATCGTTCAAACAGCTAGCACCTCGCAATTCGAGGTCACCATGACACTCACCGATCGGGAGCCGTGAGCCATGCCGGTCATCAGCTCTGAACAGATCGTGTCGCTGCGCACCGCCAGCGGCAAGCAGCTCGACCAATTCCTGGCCACGCATCAGGAGTCGTTGAAATGGACCCGCGAGCAGCGGCAAGTATCGGTGCTGGAAATGACCGTGCCGAGCGTGATCGACGCCGGCCGCATGGACATCACACCGTGGCTGCATTGGATCGACGTGTTCGATGATCAGGGCCGCGAGTTGTACTGGTCAGGACCGATCCAGCGAGTCTCAGCTAGTCGCTCACGAACCTCCATTTCCGCGCGGGATATGTCGGCGTTGATGACCCGCACGCGCTGCCCGTTGACGAAAAACTGGGATGCAGCCGACCCCTCGAAGATCGCGGGCGAGCTGTGGGCCGCGATGATCGCCCACCACGGACTGAACACTCGAGTCATCGAACGCGTGGACCCGCGCGGCGACCACTTCGATTTCGAGGCTATCGCCGACGAGCAGATGATGAGTGCGACGTTCGATCGGCTCGTCGGGCTGGGGCTGCACTGGACAGTCGTCGGCGGTGTGCCCATTCTGGGCCCGGCCCAGCTCAAATCGATTGTGGCGCTCGGCGAAGACGACTTCACGGGCGGGGAATTCTCGATCGTGCGTGATGCCAGCCAGACCTACAACGATGTTCTGCTGCGCGGCGGCGACAACCTGGCTCGCGCCAGCGTGCCGATGGGCGGTCTGCAGTTGCAGACGATCAACAACATCGACGACATGTTCGGCGTTTCCAACGTCGACCGCGCAGCCAAGCAATACGTGCGCTACACCGGGGCCATCAAAGACACCTTGGTGCTCTCTGACGGTGCCGTGCTGCATCCTGATGCTCCGCTAGACATTTCGCAGCTGATCCCGTCAGTGCGGTTCAACGTCGAAGCACTGGGGGTGCTGCAACTGATGGAACTGCAGAACGTCACAGTCACCGGTGACGGAGCCGTGGCGCTCACGCTGGCTTCGGTCAACGACGACCTGCCCGAACTGGTGGAGATCGCCCAGAAAGGGGCGGTGACACAGTGAGCCGAGTTCCAGGCCAGGCGCCGCGCACCGACCAGGAGTGGACACGCGAGGTGGCGCAGCGGCTCTCAGCGCTCGAAAATCCCCGGACAGTCCGGGTGGGGATGTGGGTTCTGTCCGCGGTCGCCGGCCGACTGATGGCGACCAGCCCTGGCG